ATACTGAACATCGTTTGCGCCCATGCTTGCTAAATCATGTTTCAGTCTTTTTAATGCCTGATATGTTAATGATCCATTTTTCAGAATGAACTTAGCTCTACGAATTCCATCACTGTCAGGATATCTTGTAATAGCAGCACTTATAACGTTTAATACATTCTTTGGCACTGCAAAATTTTTACCGTATAATTCGCTATTCATTATTTACTAACCTCTATTAGATTCTTCAATTTATTTTTTGAGCCATTGTCTAGCTTGTTAATCAGACCAGCTATCTTTGTAACACTTTTGTCCGTAATATCCCTATCATTAGATTTTGCTGATAGAAAATTATCAATCTTTTTATCGACGATGGTATCTTCATCTACAATAGACTCGTCCACACTTGAAGGCTTATCGCCGAATTTTTTTACAATCTCTTTAGCATACACCTCGAAGTACTTAACGACATCCTTTGATATGGTTTCCTTTTCGGTATAAATTCTAAAATCGTTTTTCAAGCTATTAGGGTTCTTATAGTAATGTTTCATAAGTTCCTCATAGAATTTACGGAGAATTTCAAGCGTATCTGTTAAGTCTTTATTCTTCTCGTCAGAGCCTTCGCCCTCAAAAAATGGTAGCATGACAGAACCAAAATATCCCATCATGCTATCACCGAAAGGTTGATGCCCTACAGCCATATTATAGTCAGTAATTTTTTTAGAAACTGTGCTCATATTTGGGCCAGTTTTTGGTACATTATCGCTGCCAATAAGACCGCCGTCAGCATCTATAACTTCATTTATAAGAATAACTTTCATGATAATTCGAGTAATTTTATATAAATACTCGAATCAAAATAATAATTCATCAAATTGAGTCAACATCAATAGCATCTGGATCATCTGGCTGATTGGCTGTTTCAAGACCAGTGATATAGCCGTCTAGCATATCCAAAGATTCTTCGCCAAATTTTGCTACAAATGCATCCAAATCCATTTTTGCATCAATATTAAATTCCTTTTTAAACTTTTTAAAATATCGAGTCCTTTTATTCAGTTTATTTTCGAGAAATACCTCTTTATCAGTCTTTTCCTTCGAAGCCACCTTGAGATTTTCAAGTTTATTTTCGATTGCTTTGCGCTTTTCTTCTATCAGTAATTCAGTCTCGGTTTTAGGTATATCCTTAACCTCTTTGATAATTTTTATATATGTGCCATTAAAATGACCGACTAAATATTTGAGACTGTTTTTTATCAGAATGATATCGCCCTTTTCATGTTTCTCATTAATCGATTTGATTAACGGTAAATTTGAGGCGATCATTTTATCATTAAGATATTTTAATGCACTCTCATAGACTTCAAAATAAACCTGATTCTCAGGGGTCATGATGAATCCATCCCATATTAATCGAGGGTCATAGCCTGTTTTATTCCAGAAGATTGCTTCACGATCTTCAAGCTGTAAAGCTTCTTGAACACTATCCAAATCATATGAGCCTAAAGTCAATTGCTCGTCAGTGAAAACATTTCTACTCAATTCAGTTACGACAACATTTTCGCCAAAACTGTTTTTCATTTTTTTAGTCACTATTTTCGATAAAATTTGACCAACGATCTCAGGATTGAATCCAGCAAACAGTATTTCAGCTCTTTTATTGAAAGCAGCAAGGTATTTCTGAACATTATAAGAACCTGTCATATCTGGATTTAAAGCCAAATCTTTAGCATTGATCAACTTAGAGTATAGTTTGCCTGTAACTTTATCCCTTCCAGAACTGCTATCAGCGGCTTTCAAACCTGTATTAATTTGATAAACAACGCTATCAATTTCAGGTTCTGGCGGCATATAATTCGAAACAAGTTTCATCTTATCGTCGATAGTAAGACCTTCTTCCGAAGTTTCTCCCAGCAACTCTGCTTTATGTAGCTCGAATAAATCAGAGGCGATCTTTTCACGTTCTTCAATCAAGAGTTCCATATGCGCTTGCATACCCTTCTTACCACCGTTCTTATTGCATCCACGATTAATATATTGCTCAAGTTTAACCTTGACCTTATTTTTACTAGCAATCTTCTTCAATGGTATGCGTTGATAATAAATCATATCAACGTAATCATAATAATAATTAACAAATTCAGGGCCCTTACCATGTAATACCATGTCCATGCCTTTGTCAATAAAGTCCTCAATATATTCAGGCATTACCTTTGATTTAATGGTAACTCCAACCATTTTAATCTTTTCCTTTGTCTTACCAGTTTTCTTATCCTTGTATTCGGACATGATAGCATAATTGTTTCTCGACAAATTTAAGCATGAAACATATTCGCCGTCATTATCAACGCTGATATGACTCACCTTGTCTCTGGCTTTAGCTGCAAGTTGTTCTTGATCGTTATATTTATCGATCAAGGCAGTGATACCAGTTTTGCCTTTGAATTTCCACGCTTCCTCAATAGGAATTTCTACCTCTGAAATATAGTCGGCAACTTCCAAATTATCACCAATAATAATATTGCTTACGTCAGGAATCTGAAAATTGATACCATCAGTGATTGCAAGCAGCGGTACGCACTTATAATCGCTAAACCATGCCATTGCATGTCTTAAGTGTAATCGTCCAGTACAAGTGATCCTAGCGGCACAAACGTTATCCGACCAATTGAATGAAACACCTGAACCCAACGCACCGAATAGTGAGTTATTAAGAATCTTGATAGGCAACTGTTTAATCTTAAACATGGCTCTATCATGTTCAGTTAGTGTACCGTCGATGAACTTTTTATAGGTATCATGGTCAAGTTCACTCAGTAACATAATTTCTTCCTGATTAATTTCGTCGCTATTAGCCAATTTTTTATAAATATTTCTGGTTGTTGTCATATAGAACAACATTTTTTTAATAACGCCAGTAATGTCAAAAATTGGGAATATATCATCTGTCAACTGAATCATCGGGTACAATGAAGCGTAGTCAATCTTAACCCATCTTTTTGTAAAGCCTGTTTTAAAACATCTTGATAAACCGCCAGAGAAGCCGTCTTTCTTTTCAGAATACGGAATCGCCACGCCATTATCATTACTCCATGCAGTTAGCAATAGATTCCAAATAGAAGCTGTTCCCATCGTACAAACACGTTGATATGTGGTTGGCACGATCTTGGCAAGCATGAACGACGATTGATTATACAATTCATCGACTTGCTCCGTTTCCCATAAGTCATCAAGAAGATACTGCTTAATCAAATTTTTACCATTGATTAGCTTAAGCATCTTATTAGGAATTGCAGTTGCTCTAAACCACTCAACAAAGGCTTTGTTCTCAACGAACAGTTTTTTCTTTGTTTCATTGTATTGTGTTTCAGAAAACTGATCCTTATATGCCTGTAATTTATACAGATTCTTTGCAACGTCCTGAAATTCGTCTGGAACTACTTCATATTCGTTTGTTTCGCCAATGATAAATATTTTGTTCTGAAAGTAAAAATTCGAGATATTGTTACCCTCGCCTTCAACATAAGTTCTATTCGCTTTGGCGATACCCTCATGTTTTGCGATGTATTTCAATTTGGTATTCTTTATTTCGGTATTCACAGCGGCAGTTCTTTTTGCTGCATGCATAATATCTATTATGGAGAATCCCCACATTTCCGTAGCTGTAAATCTGTCAGACGTGTTACCGTATTTAACAGAAACATTTGGTCTTCTTCTGATCGGAACGTTTCTTCTATCAACAGACGTTGGAATCGCCGCTAAATCCATATTCAATATCTCTGCTCTACCGATAATAAAGTCAAAGTCAAATTGTTCTGAGTTATATCCGCAAATAATCGCTGGATTCAAATGTACCAACAAGTTAAAGAAATCCTGTAAAACCCTTCTCTCGGATTCATCGTCATCTTCCAGTTTCACTTCAAGAATAATCTCAAAGCCTCTGTTGTCCCTGACGCCAATTGCAAAAACCCTTTTCAACTGATATTTCAAACCAGTTGTCTCAATATCGAATACGACCTTATGAACATTTTTGTATTCCTCAAATCCCTTGAAAAGCCTTGATTTTGTTGACATAAAAAATTGCTCAGTCGTCCTAGGCGAATAGAATAGATCACGATATAAGAAAGTAGGCTCACCTCTTTCGTCTTTAACGATCTTGCCATGAGCGTCTTTAAGTTTTTCGTACGGATTAATGTTGCCTTCTTTCAGAAAGTTAACAATATGATTATACGATTTGGAACTGGAAATCTTATAACAATAACCGTCGATAAGCCTTTTCTGATTAC